ACACTTTGTCCCGGGCCTTATCGTTAATGATGGGCTTTTGGAACGTCTGCCGGACCCGTCCGCGGGCGGTATCATGGTCGGCGTGAGAACGGATTATGTTCCGGGGCTTTTCATGAAGGAAAAGGGCATCGGCGCTTTCCGCACTTCGATGCGGCGGCAGATGGAACAGCGCGTCCGGGAGGTGATAGAAAAAAGTGATTTACACGCTTAACAACATCATTTCAAGCGTCGCGCAGATGCTCCGGGACCATTGGCCCGAAACAGCCGTTTACGACGCTCGGACGATGCAGGGGACGCGGTATCCGTGCTTTTTCATTCAGCTTATGCCGTCCAGTATTGAAGACGGTATTGCGGGCCGTGACATGCGGCGGATCAGTCTTGACGTGGTTTATGTCCAACAGCGGAACATCCCGGACGCAAACGCGAGGCTTTACGACTTGGCGGATGAACTGGACGAACTGCTTGACTTGATAAGCTACACGGACGGCGAAGGAAACACGGCGCTATTGCATACGCACAACCGCGAGAATACCATCGAAGACCAAGAACTGCACCACAAATTCACTTTAGCGAACCGGGTACAAATCGAGCGCCCGGCAAACATAAAAATCGAACAGGTGGAGGAATTCAATACTTATGTCCAAGAAAGCGGAGATTGAGACCGCGCAGGCGGTCAGGTACAGCACAGAACGGCTGTTAAAATCGAAAGCGCTTGCGGAGTATCAGCCCGACTTTGCGAGGACGATTTTAACCGGGCCGGAATACACGATTGAAGAAGCAAAGGCGGCGATTGAAGCCGTGCTGAAGGGAGGAACCTAATCATGGCAGGCGGAATATTTACTGAACAATCAAAGAAACTGCCCGGCGTCTATATCAACAGCAAATCACAGCCGCAGGTGCAGAGCAAATTCGGCACGCGCGGAACCGTTGCGATTGCGCAGGCGCTTTCGTGGGGCGCTCCGGGCGAGGTCGTAACGATCACGCCGGGCGAGGACTTAACGCCCTACATCGGTTACGAGATCGGCGCAGACGAAGCGCAGGCCCTGCGGGAGATGATGCGCGGCACGGACGTTTCCGACGGCCCGAGCAAAATCCTGCTTTACAGGAAGACCGGAACCGGCGGCGTTAAGGCGTCCGCAACAATCGGAAACCTTATCGCAACAGCGGCATACATCGGCACGCGCGGCAACAGCATCACGATTGTTGTGACGGCTGACCCGGACGCAAGCGGAAGCTTTGACGTTGAAACCATTGTTGACGGTCAGGTTGTTGACACGCAGACCGTGACGGCAATTTCCGGCCTTGAGGCTAACGCGTGGGTAGTGTTCAGCGGCACCGGCGCGATTACGGCATCCGCAGGCGTCATGCTTTCCGGCGGCGTTGACCCGACCGTCGCGGCGGCAGATGACGCGGCGTTTTTAACCGCGATTGAACCGTACACCTTCGACGTCATCGCGTATGACGGCGACAGCGCGACCGTGCAGGCATCCTACGCGACGTTTGTTAAGCGCATGAACGAGGAAATCGGGAAAAAGTGTCAGCTTGTTTCCTGCGACCTTCAGACCGCATACGACAGCAAGTACGTCATTCTTGCACTTAACGGCGTAAAGCTTGAGGACGGCTCGGACATTACGCCATCGAAAGCGGTTTGGTGGCTTGCAGGCGCCGAGGCAGGCGCTCTTTACAACGAAGACCTGACCTACGCGCAGTACCCGACCGCCGTTTCCGCAAGTCCGAAGCTGACTTATGCACAGCAGGAAGCCGCCATTAACGCGGGCCTTGTGGCGTTTATTGATGACTTCGACGTCGTTAAGGTGCTTGAAGACATCAACAGCAAGACGACCGTAACAGCGGCGGAGGGCGCGGAATTCAAGGAAAATCGCGTCATGCGTGTTGTCATGCAGTTCTGCAATGACGCTTACCGCTATTATAGCAGTTACGTTCTCGGGAAGGTCGACAACATCCCGGAGGGCCGTGCGCTTCTGCGCGGGTGGCTTATCGGCTATCTGAACGACATGCAGGGCAACAACGGCATCCAGAACTTTGCGGCGGAGGACGTGACCGTCGAGGCAGGCGAACAGCCCGACGGCGTGCTTATCAATGCGGCAATTCAGCCGGTGCGGTCCATCAAGAAGATTTACATTAACGCCATTGTCAACGCGACCGGCGTGACTGTAACCGTAGCATAAGAAAGGAGGCGGAGAGAATGAGCTATCTCTTAGAACGTGACGCCCTTAACGGCAAAAGCGGAAAAGGCTTTATCACGATTGATGGGCGGAACGAGGAACTTTTCGGGCTTAAGAAATTCCAGTCCGACGCAGAGTTTCAGGAGGCCGATTTCAAGGTTGTTGGCACGACCTTAGTTCAGACCAAAACAACCGGCGTCAAGATGACCGGAACCATGAACATTTACTACGGAACGCCGCTTTTCCTTAACATGCTTAAAGAGTATTTAAAGACCGGGCGGCTCCCGTATTTCAACCTGCAGATCACGAACGACGATCCGAGTACGACCGTCGGAACGCAGACCGTTGTTTACTATAACGTGAAGCTGTCGAAGGTCCCGATTGCGATGCTTGATGCGGATGCCGATTTCCTTGAGGAGGAAGTGGGCTTCTCCTACACCAACATCGAAATCCTTAATGCTTTCCACGCACCGGACGCACTCGGCGCGTAAGACGTTCTTAACGGCGGCGGGTGCCACAGCCCGCCGCTTTCTATTTAATCCACGGAGGAAAAATCATGGCTACTTTATACGCTTTTCTTAATCCGGAACCGGCAGTAACAACGAAAGAGGTCATTGTCTCAGAACGTTTTAAGGATGAATCCGGGAAAGTTGTCCCGTTCATCATCAAACCTATTTCGCAGGACCTTAACAACCAGTTAAACCGGCAGGCAACCGTTAAAAAGATGGTACGCGGTCAGAATGTCGAAATGTTCGACACGGCGGCATACACCAACAAGCTGATTGTAGCGTGTACTGTTCAGCCGGATTTTAAGGCGGAAGACCTTTGCAAAGCCTACGGCACGTTTGACGCGGAGGAAGTCCCCGCTAAAATGCTTCTGCCGGGTGAGTTTGCGGCGCTGTCTGATGCGATTTTAAAGCTTAACGGCTTCGACACAACGTCTGTCCCGGAACTTGAGGACGAAGCAAAAAACTGATTGAAGGCGGCGGGCTTGACGCCGCGCTTGCCTATTATTGCTTTGTGAATTTTGGTACTTTTCCGCACAGCATCGCGGAGCTTTCGCTCCGGGAACAAGTTTACATGTGGGAAATGGCAAAAAAGGAAATGAACAGCCGGAAAGGGGGCTAAAACATGGCGGCAATAAGAGAAGTGCTTGAAGTTGTAGACCGTGCAACGGCCCCGCTCCGGCGTATCGGCACAGAATTTTCACGGACAAGCCAAAAGGCCGCAAACCTTGGCTCAACCGTCACGCGTACCGTGGCGGCGGTGGCTACGCTTGCAACCGTAAAGGCTACGCTTAATATATCGGACCAGTTAGCGCTTACAGAAGCGCGTTTAAACAACGTAAACGACGGCCTGCAGACCACGGCGGAACTGCAACGGATGATTTTTGATTCTGCGCAGAGGGCGCGGGGCAACTATCAGCAGATGGCGCAGACCGTCGCAAACTTGAAAGCGCAGACCGGCGACACGTTTTCAAGCATCCGGGAAACAGTCGCTTTCACGGAGCTTTTAAACAAGCAGTTTAAAATCGCCGGAACGGATGCAACGCAGATTTCTTCCGTTATGTACAACTTAACGCAGGCGCTTGCTACGGGCGTCCTGCGCGGTCAGGATTTAAATATCGTCATGTCAAACGCGCCGCAGATCGCGCAGAGAATCGCGCGTTATATGGGCGTTTCCGTTGGAGAACTGCGGAAGATGGCGGAGCAGGGGCAAATCACTTCCGACGTAGTGAAAAACGCCATCATGGGAAGCGCGGAAGACATCGAGAACCAGTTCCAGAAAATCCCCGCCACGTTTTCCGATTCCATGCAAAAACTGAAAAACGTCGGCTTGTGGCTGTTCCGGCCTATTGGCGACATGATAAACCGGGGCATTAACTCAAAAGGCTTTGAACAGGCCATGAACGGGATTGCAACGGGGATCGCTTATGCCGCGAACCTTGCACAGCGCGGCTTTGAGCTTATCGGGCGCGGCATTGAATACGTCCGCAACAACATGTCCACATTCGGCCCCATCATTGCAGGCGTTGCGGCGGGGATGCTGTTTTATGCGGCATCCACAGGCGCGGCGGCGGTCGCGTCCGCGCTCCTTGCAAATCCGCTTGTCTTAATCGGCGCCCTGCTCGGGTTTATCGTGGGATACCTTCACAACGTCGCAGACACGGGACACACGACTTTCGGAGACCTTGCCGGGGCCGCGCTCGGCGCA